TTATGAACTTTGTAGTATAATGCTAACTCTTGTCGGGATTTGTTTTGGTCTTGGTATAGGTGGAGGAACTCTTCCTTGCTTGGAAGAGGAATCATACCGTTCGGTTGATTTAGACGCTGTGGTTGAGGGATTCTATAAATAGCCATAGGCTGGTCTCCTTGCCGAGATTAGAGTAGGCAGGATTGCCGTCCGTGGCCTACACCTCTATTTAGCAAACTAAGGATTTACAAATGTCCGATATCAAAGAAAGTTTCTATAACAAACTTGACGAAATGCGTTCTGAAACACTAAAATCTTATATCAAAAAGGCTGGTGAAAGCAAAGCAGCACATTCACGGGCATATGATAGTGGTGATGGAAGTAAAGATCCGATACAGAATATGCGTTATATGTCACACCATTTTAGAAAAACTAAAAATCGTGAAAAAGGTATTGAGAGAGCAACTAAAAAACTGGAAGAATGATAATGCGAAATCTAATCGCCGCCTATTGTAAGTATGATAATAAACTACCTGCCTCATGTGCTACATATATGGAGAAAGTGAAATGAAGAAACTACTTATTGCAGCAATGCTATTTGCAACACCGGCAGCAGCAGAAACTAATATCACTATTAGCAAGTCGCACCAGATGATGCAGGTTGATAGTGATTATGGATCGTATCAGTGGCGAGTCTCAACCGCCCGCAAAGGTTATTATACTCCCACTGGTACGTTCCGTCCTTATTCCCTTCAACTAATGCACTACTCAAAGAAATACGACATGGCACCCATGCCAAACAGCATCTTCTTCTCCGGAGGTTACGCCATCCATGCCACCCCGCATGTAGGCAATCTGGGTCGTCCAGCATCCCACGGATGCGTCAGGTTACATCCTGCTAATGCCAAGACACTCTATGACATTGTGTCTAAGGATAGAAGCGGAACGACTATTCGGATTATCAACTGATGATAGAAATGCTGGAAATGCTAAATAGTAATGTAGGTCACGGGACTGCAATCCCCACCTACTCTAACGCTATTGGGAGCGCCAGCATGTCTATTTATCACACCCACCATATTATCCCTAAACACATGGGCGGAACAGATGATCCGTCTAATCTTATACAACTATCCATAGAAGAACACGCCGAAGCACATAGAAAACTATATGAGGAACACGGTAACGAATGGGACCGTATTGCTTGGTTAGGTCTATCGGGCCAGATTGATATGGATGAAGTGAAACATCTTGCTATCATAGAAGCGGGAAAGCAACAAGGTAGTAAGAATAGGGAAACAGGCCATATACAGAAACTTGCCAAATACAATAGTGAAAACTGGAAGAGTGAATGGTCTGCTAATGGTGGTTTCGTTCAAGGTAAAAGAAATGTGGAATCAGGCCACGCAATCAATCTTGCGAAGATGGGTGCTGATTCCAGAAGAGGTAAGAAAACTTACTTCAATCCAGAAACAAAGCAGATAAAATACTTCCATGAAGGTGAAGAACCTACTGGATGGAAACGAGGAAGAAAATGAAGTTTGATTGTGATAAATGGAAATACAAACTTGAATGGCATCGTTGGTTCGCCTGGTATCCTGTAAAGGTTGCCGAACATGATTGCCGATGGTTTGAGTATATTGAAAGAAAAGGTGAGTTGATTTATGGAGGATTTGGTGACTCTTTTTGGAACTGGGAATACAGGAGTATCGTAAAATGAACCTATTTCAACTCGGCAAATTTACCTCACATGCAGGCAATGAACTCGATTGGAAAATTGAGTGTGATGCACTAACAGATGATGATTGGGAGTGTCTTGCTAAGATGATTAGTGAAAAGACCCAGTTTGGTTCTGTCTATGGCATTCCACGTGGTGGCACCAAACTTGCCAATGCTCTACAGAAGTATTGCTTACCTAATCATCCTATTCATCTTGTGGTTGATGATGTATGGACAACTGGCAAATCTATGCGTGAGGTAATGAAACCTGGTGACATGGGGTTTGTTGTCTTTTCTAGACAGAAGATTCCATATGACCCGGAGACTTACACTCGTGCATTGTTCACTATGGAAATTTTATGAATGAACTGGATGAAATCTTATTCGATCAACTGCATGTTGCTAGACGTATAGCAAAGAAAATGAGGAAAGCGAGAAAGGTGATGGGACCTGATCCTTACTTGCTTTCCTGTCAAGAAGCGAATGAAAATAGAATACAATATTTTGAGACTATGATTGATGATAAAACACTGTTACACAAGAAGCATAAACGAAAGAAACAACAGAACCCAGACATACTGGCAAGGAGTACCTCCTACGAGTGGTACAGAAATTTTATGGTAGTGTCCAATATCGGTTACAAGATGATGATTGACTCGTTCCAGGCCTATATGTCTTATTTCAGGAAGGACAAAGAATGAAGGCCCAAGGTACGCAGGTTCTAGGACAGATTATTGAGAGCCTAGAAAACAGTGATGTATCCTATGAAGATAGGGAACTCGTATATGAGATATTGTTAGAGGTGTTCGAGGAGTTTGAAGCAAAGAACTTAGACGAATGTTTGGATATCGATCCTGCATTTGATAAGGTGTGGAACGAAAAGTATCCACCTGAAATAGAAGAATACGAAGAATAACTATATAGGTCTATGTGGACCTATAACAACGAACCCTTTACAGAAATCCCAGACGGCTATCAAGCCTTCGTATATGTTATCACCTGTGTGCCTACAGGAAGAAAGTATATTGGGAAAAAACTATTCAAATTCACTCGCACTACCAAGAAGAAAGGTAAGCGAGTAAAGAAGCAGGTCGATTCAGATTGGCTAGATTACTATGGCAGCAATAAAGAACTTTTACACCACGTGGAAATCTTCGGTAAGGAGAAGTTCACCAGAGAAGTCATCCGTCTATGTAAGAGCAAAGGCGAAGCGTCGTATTATGAAGCGAAGGAGCAGTTCGATAGGGATGCGCTGCTATCGGAGAGTTATTACAACTCGTGGATCATGGTCCGAGTAAGAAAGTCGCATGTGAAGAAATGAAACATCTTATCTTGACATTGATGGTATTAGGTGTTATGATAACACCACATAAGATAGAAAAGAAACACAAGTATCGCACCATCTTTGACTTTGATTCTAATAAACAAGAGTTGATAGAACTTTGCTGTCCTCGGAAACCTAATCCGCTGTCGCCGTTCGAACACTTACCACATCCGCAGACTTTCTAATCTAAGTGAGGTTATAATGATTACAGTATATTCAAAAGATGCCTGTTCATATTGTGACAAGGCTATTACACTATTAAAACTCAAGGCAAAGGAACACGTTGTCTATAAGTTAGGCAAGGACTTTGACCGAGATACTATCCTGGAAATGTTTCCTAACGCCAGAACCTTTCCGATAATAACACTTGACAAAGAGTTTATCGGGGGCTATAATGAGTTAGAAAAGTTGCTAAATGGGGAAAAGTGATGATTGATAAGTATGCGTTGCGTGAGGATCTAAAGAACGGTGTTGTTACTGTCGTTTTTGAAAAGACCGACGGAACTACTCGCACTATGCGGGCTACTCTTTCCGATCTATATGTTCCGCAGGTCGAGCCTGCTATGTTATCCGAGTATGACGGTAATGTGCCTAAGAATACCCGGCAGTTGAATGATAACGTCCAAGCAGTATGGGATATCGATGAAGGTGGCTGGCGCTCCTTTCGTTATGATTCCGTGAAACAACTATTGAAGGAGTAATATATGCCATGGCCTCATAAGAACAGACCTCGCAAGGGTCGTCGTAAAGTTGGATCTACAAAGCGCAAGATGCGTCGTACCAAAGGAAAGAAGGGTAAGTGATGCCTATTAATCTACCACCGAATATCGGAGCAGATAAGATGGAACAGATGAAGAATATCCGAGTGATCAATGTCGGTCCTTCACAGACGCCTATCAACTTTATGGATGGCTTAGCCCTTCTGTTGATTGGTCTAAAACTAACTGACCATCTTGATAACTGGACTTGGATTGAGGTTCTCGCACCTCTTTGGGCACCTTTCATGTTTATGTGGCTTGTTCGCCTAGTTGTTGCGTCCTTCTTTACCGATGACGAGGAGGAAGAATAATGTCAGCCGATAATGGCATCTATGTCCTATTTACCGAGAGTAAAAAGGGACCTGAGTATCGTGTAACCTATGCACAGGCTATCGACTCCATCTATGGTAAGTTTAATGAACAGACTTTCCGTTATGAAGGTGATCTAGTGCGTATCCAGGATACCTTCGGTGAGGCTCCGGTGTTTCATACTATCAATGAAGCACTTGACTATGCCGAAGAATTAGAGCATAATTATAACTACCTAGAAGATGGTGTTTGTGTAATCAACGAGTTTAAGGACTATGGGCACCTCTTCGGATAAGGAGAAAAAAGTGAAGAAGTCAGCAACGGTCAAACGCACCCAGTTTGCAGACGAAAAGTACCTCGGTCCCGAACCTACGGTGACCGAGGACTCTACACAATCAGAACTCGCCAGAGCCTATAACTGGTTCAACTATTTCTATTCCTCTGATGACGCCAAGTCATTCACAATCGCCTACCTAAAGTCAATCAAATATGATAGCACAGTTATTAGAAAACTTAGGTCTCCTTCCGTCAAAGCCATCGAACTTAACAATGTTGGGTGGAACTGCCGACTGCTGCACTCTGGGAGCAACTTACCAGATGATGTGTGGTTCAAGGTTGAAGCAAAGATACGAGACCTCACAAAGGATGTTGTTGAAGAGGAGACAGATGCGGAGGAGCAACCGGTACAAAAAGTTGTATCTATCCAAGACCGTATCAATAACAAGGCATCCGATCTAATCGGTGAACTGGAAGAACAGTTAGACGTATTCTTCCAAGAAGGAGTAATACAGTTTGACGTTAAGAAGTGGTCCCTTGAGAAGGGAATTAAACCGCAAATTGCGAAGAGGATTGCAGAACACTTCCGTCCTCAATACGAAGAAATCGTCGAGGCCCAAACCGGTAAAGACGCTGACCTTGTGGAAGCGTATAAAGGCTGGCGTAAGCCGGTTCTTAAAATCATGGGGCTTTTCATCAAGCGAATAATCGACCATATGGTTGAACTTGACTCTGCTGGTCAGGCTGTTCGTAAGCCACGCAAGAAGAAGATTAAGCCAGCGCATGTTCTAGTGTCTAAGATGAACTACTGTGCATCCTCTGATACACTCACTAGTGTAGACCCGAAAGGAATCATCGGTGCTGAACAACTTTGGGCATTCAATGTTAAAACTCGCAATCTTTCTGTGTATAATGCCGTGGGTCATTCTGGCCTTTCGGTCAGAGGGACTACGATTACAGGATTTGACGAGACAACTTCGGTTACAAAGAAACTCCGTAAGCCAGAAGCAGTAATCAAGCCACTACTAGAAGGTGGTAAGATTTATCTCCGTAAGGTCATGGAGAATATCAAAACTACAGAAACAAAGGCAACTGGTCGTATCAATGTCGATACGATCCTTTTGAGAGTGGTAAAATGAGTAACGAAGCATTTGGATGGACATGTATCTACCTAGGTATGATTGTGGGTGTAGCGGCATGGTTCATCGTTATGATCACAATCTTTCGTGACTTTAAGAATGACTAAGATCATAGACAATATCGTACCAAGGGAATACGAAAACATCATAGAGCGTTTGTTTTTGTCGACAGGATTCCCTTGGTACATTAGCACTAAGACAGTAACACCGAATGATCGATCTTTCATCATGTCTAATAAGGTCACTGACATTCCACAATTCACCCATATGTTCTTTAACAGTGGGAGTGTCACGTCCGATTACTTTAGTCATGTTAAGCCTTTCATCAAAGGTCTTGAAGAAAAGACTGGCAGAACATACCTTGATAAGATCATTCGTATCAAGGCAAATCTAACATATAGAAACACAGCATATCCTGAGGATAACTATTGCTCACCTCATTGCGATTGCTCTTATGATGGTGGTGGGTCCGTAAAAACTGACACATTGTTATACTATGTAAACGAGTCAGATGGTGATACACTTGTGTTCAATGAAATGTTCGGTGGTGAGTTTGTTGGCAATCTAACAATCAAAGATAGGTTTTCACCAAAGAAAGGCAAATCAGTTTTGTTTGATTCCACATATCAACATGCTGGCACACCACCAAAGTTACATGACTTTAGGATTGTAATAAACTTTGTGTTCCATAACAATAAAGAGAGTTAAAATGACAGAGAAAGTAATCGAGTTTCCAAAACACAAGGTCGTCAGGGATGTTCCCGGTGAGGTGCTAGAGGAGCGAAATCGGCGAGCCGATCAAAAGATGGCGGACACTATTGTTGATGAAATCACTGGCATGATTATTACCGAACTAGATAACTATTATGTTGAGATCGAGAACAAGCAATTCACTAAGGACTTTGTTCTCGTTCTAGACGCCCTCAAGGCTGCCGTGTATCGCTCGTTTGGTTTGCCACACCACTTACATGACTTTATCGATGACAATGTAAAGTTGATTGAAGGTAAGGAAGGTATGACTAAGGAAGAATTGAAAGAGAAGATTGAGTCGGTAATGGCGGAACTTACCGCCGCCAAGGATGACCTTGACAGCGAAGAGGAATAGTGCTATACTTTAATCCTCACTAAGGAAATATCATGAACTATATGCTTATTGACCTCAACCAGGTCTTAATCTCTAATCTGATGCAGCATCTAAAGATGATCACCAAGGAACAGACCATGTCCGAGGAATTGATCCGTCATATGTGCATCAATACCATCCGCTCAAACGTAAGACAGTTTCGGTCAAAGTATCCGAACATTGTGCTTTGCTGTGACTCCAAGCATTACTGGCGCCGTGACGCCTTTGCTTTCTATAAGAGCCAGCGTAAGCATGACCGAGAAGCCTCTGGGCTTGATTGGGGAATGATCTTTGATGTCCTCAACCGTATTCGTGATGAATTGCGTGACAACTTTCCATACAAGACCCTCAATGTAGAAGGTGCAGAGGCGGACGATGTTATCGCCGTCTTGACTGCCCGTCTATCTGCACATGGCAACGTCCTCATTCTTTCGAGTGATAAGGACTTTGGGCAATTACAGAAGTATCCTAATGTTACACAGTATTCCCCTATTCTAAAGCGTTTCATCAAGATCGACAACCCAACACAGTTTATCCGTGAGCATATTCTCAAGGGTGATCGTGGTGATGGCATTCCTAACTTTCTCTCGGCTGACAATACCTTTGCTGCTGGTGAGCGTCAGAAGCCCATTAGCAGCAAGAAACTACAGGTATGGGTGACGCAGGATGCCAATCAGTTTTGCACTACGGATGATATGCTTCGTGGTTATAAACGTAATCAGATGTTGGTTGATTTTGACTATATACCTAATGAGATCCAATCTAAGATCGTCTCGGCTTTCGAAGAAACAAAGCCAGCGGCCAAAGAGAAGATGCTAACCTATTTTATTGACAAGGGTCTCAAGGTTATGATTGAGTCAATAAGCGACTTTTGAGGATACTATGGCACTAAAGAATATCTATGAGGTTCTTAACGAGTTTAAGACCGTAAAGACAAAGCAGGAACGTATTGGAGTGCTGCGGAAGAATGAGTCATGGGCATTGAAAAGTGT